CCTAATTTCCCGCAAAAGGTCATTTTTAGGGGGGTTAAGATATACTAGTTAAAAAAAGGGAAGCAAAATGAAAAAAGCACCAAGACAAATCATTGCGTTTATGGAAAACCCTGAAACGTATGAGCGCAAAGCGTTTGAGACTGCGTTGCGAAATGAGATTGAGATGAGCAGCGGCGAGTTAGGCGCATCTCAAGAATTGCTCTTGGGAATGCTGGTCATGTCTTTGGAAACAATGCTTGAGGCTCATGCGTTTATTAAGCGTGACGGGTACATTTTCAAATATAACGCAGGTGAAGCACCAAGCGCACACATCAAGATTCGCACCGAATCGTTGGACAAGATTGTGAAAATCTTAAAAGAGTTGGATATTGCCAAAGTTAAAAAATCAGCTAGTGCCGTAGATGAGTTATTCCAAACTGCTTGAGCCAGCATTTCAATATGCCTCGTCAGTCACGAGAGGCGACATTAAGGCTTGTGAAGATGTCAAGCTGGCTTGTCAGCGTTTTCTTGACATGGCAGAGCGCAGAGACGCGCCCTATGAATTTGTACCTGCCAAAGCCGAACACATCTTAAAGTTTGTTAAATTTTGTAAGCACGTTAAAGGCCCTGACGCTGGAAAAACAATTGAATTACAGCCATTTCAAATTTTGTTTTTGGCGGCAATCTATGGTTTTCGAGACAAGATTGACAATACAAAACGATGGGTCACAGATGTAATTTTGTTTGTGCCTCGCAAGTCTGGCAAGACAACCCTTGCGTCAATCATTGGTTTGTATGAATTGCAGTTTGGTGATACGGGCGCGGAAGTGTTCACGCTGGCGACCAACCGTGAACAAGCGTCAATTTGTTTTGATTCGTCAAAAGCAATCATTGATGGAATGATTCCAGAATTAAAAAGCCGATACCATGTGTTTCGTTCTGAAATGAAAAAGGTAGGGGACAGCACTTCAACGTATAGAGCGTTGTCTCGAGAAAACAGAAAAACGGGTGATGGTAAAAACCCTAGTTGCGCCATGATTGACGAAGCGGCGCAAATTACCGAGCGCACCAATATTGAGGTTTTGCATTCAGGCATGGGCGCAAGAAAAAACCCGTTGCGGCTTTACATGACCACAGCCAGCTTTACCAAAGAAACCAAATTTTTTGAGGATTTGACGCATTTTCGGTCTGTATTGCGTGGTGCGGCTACCGATAGTTTTAAATGGTTTGGGTTGTTGTACAGCATCGACCCCGGCGACCAATGGACAGACGAAAGCACATGGGGCAAGGCAAACCCTATGCTTGGAGTATCGGTCACAACCGAACACATCCGACACATGGCGCAGGAAGCTGAAAGCAAACCAGCAAGCCTTAACGAGTTTTTGTGTAAGCAACTCAATATTTATGTCTCAAGCCATTCGGCATGGGTTGATCGCAGAAGTTGGGATGAATCTGTTGGTGAACAAAAAGAAAACCCCGAAGCCACATTTATGGCTTTTGACTTGGCGCACAGCCGAGATTTGAACGCAGTTTGTACTTTGCATCGCTATGACGAAGAAGATTTGTTTGCCGAATTCATGTTTTTCTTGCCAGAAGAATCAATGGAATTTATCCCCAATCATTACAAATCAACTTACTTTGAAGCTATCAAATCAGGCGTTTTAAAGTTAACACAAGGCAACGTCACAGATTTAAATGAGATTGAATCGTACATAAGCCAGCAAGCCGAAAAGTACGACATTAAAGAAATTGGTTATGACCCTTACAACGCAGCGTCTTTGGTGGCTAACTTGTACAACAAGGGTTTACCCGTTAAAAAAGTTGGACAAGGCATGGCATCTTTGTCTAATCCAAGCAAGACAACCGAACAATTAATTATGAAAAAAGCCATCAAACACAATGGCAATCCTTTCATTGGTTGGCAACTTGGTAATTGTGAGGTTTATGTAGATGTTAATGGAAACGTGAAAGTGCGAAAAAACGAAGCTGACCCTGCGGCAAAAGTTGACGGAATCATTGCAATGATTATGGCTATCCATTGCCATTTGGACAATGTTTTTGTCTCTAGCAATTATGGTGTTCGTGTGTTTTAATGGTAATATGTAGCAAAACAGGGGAAAAACATGGCATTTTTTGACATTTTCGGTGGGAAAAAACAGGTTAAAAAAGAGTCCAATACCCTGTTTGGTCAGACACAGTTGGGCAACCAAATTGTCCGTACCAATCAAAACGGACAACAAGGCGCGGCATTCCAGCTTTTGTATGTGACCACTGCCAGCACTACAAATGCGGGTCGTGTGGTAGATATGTCGGTGTTGAGCCGCAATTCCACTATCATGTCTTGCGTTGGTGTGAAGGCTAGAGCATTGGCACAGTGCAGTATTTCGGTCATGGTCAAATCTGACGATGGCACTTTTGTTGATGCCCTGCAATCAGACAAAGTTGGTGTGCGTGATAAAAACAAAGCCAAACAAGTTTTGTCGTTGTTGCAAGACCCAAACAATTTTCAAAACGCATACGAGTTTTGGTATCAATGGGTGATGTGGTACGAATTGGCGGGTGAAGTGTTCACGTTGCTTTATCGCAACAATCAAAAAGACGCAACACAAACGCCAATTGAGATGTACAACTTGGATTCAACGCTGATTACGGTGCAAATGACACCTTTGCGTTATCCAACCTACCGATTGTCAACACCGACTTACGGATTTAACCGCGATGAGCCATTGGCGGCGCATCAAGTGGTGCATTGCACAGAAGCGGCATGGCAAGGTTCGGCGGGTTTTAACAAAGGCATTTTGGCAACCGAATTGGTGGCGTTGGACACCGACATTGACCTATATGCCAACTACGTCATGCAAAACGGCGCAAAGCCAAGCGGATTATTCAAAACCGACCAAGTTATTCCTGATGCCAAATACAAGGAAATTGCCGCACGACTGAAAGAAGCGTGGGCAAGCATGACGGGTTCTAAAACAACCGATCAAAGCAAACCCGGACAAGGTATGTTGTTAGACCAAGGCATGACCTTTGAAACGGTCAAAATGTTGACCTTGCAAGACGCTGATGCTGCCAAATTAAAAGAGCAAACCACCAATCGTATTTGCGCTTTGTTTGGTGTGCCACCTCAAATGTTGGGTCTCGCCAGTGGCAAATTCAACAACACTCAAACATTGTTGGATGAGTTCTATAAAACCACCATGTATCCGATGGTGATTAATATTGAGCAAAAATTCAAACAACAATTGTTCAAAGGTTATCCAAACCTGCACATTCGTTTTGACACCAAAGACTTTTTGAAGGGTGCTGCGCTTGACCAAATGAATTTTGTGACTGCTGGCATTTCTGCTGGCATAATCACGCCAAATGAAGCGCGAGAGTATTTGAATATTCCAAAAATTGACGGTGCAGATCAATTGCCCTCAGTTGACCCACAAAAGATTTCACAAACAAATGTGCCAATCGGTGCAAAAACTGCCAAAATCGACCCAATCGCGGGTACATCACCACAAGACACGGGCGGCGGTGGCGGCAATCAAACGCGCAAAATGAATATTGGCAAGACATGAACGGTGCAATGAAAAAAATAGTTCATGCGCTGGCTAGTCAAGTCAGGGGAGTTGGTGTTAAAGTGCCAGCACTACCCGAGCAATCCCATACAATAACAGACAATAATCAAGCTATTAGCAATGGGGTCATCTATGAAAAATCGGTTGCAAATGATTTGCGAAGCCAAGGTCAACCTAAAAAAAGAGGCAGACCAAGGAAGTCCATCAGGCAAGATTAAGGCTCGCGTTACAACGTGGGGCAAGCGCGAAGGCGCAGATGGTCGCAAATTCAATTACCAGCCCGAGGGTTTTAGCGATTGGGCAAAAGAATTTGCAAGTTCAGGCAAAACATTGCCTATGTTCTTAAATCACAACGACATGGGAATGCCTGTCGGTGAATGGACAGAATTTACATTTGATAAAGAAGGAATGACTGCTGAGGGTAAGTTGTTTCTCAATACCGTTGGCGGCTCTGACCTGTACAACGTGCTTAAAGAATCTCCCAATTTGTTTGGCGGTGTTTCGGTTGGCGCATACGCTGACGAAGCCAAAATGGTTGATGCCGATGGCAACGACATGGAAGATGATGACGACAGCGATGAGGCATATTTCCAAATTACCAAAGGCGGTTTGGCAGAAGTGTCTGTCGTCATGTATCCAAACAATCCAGCAGCCGAAGTGATGAAATTGGAATATTTCACACCCGAAGGCAAAATGGATTTGCGAGTATTAGAAAAATCTTTGCGCGATGCAGGGATTTCTAAACATGGGGCGGTCACAGCCGCATCCGTGTTCAAGAAAGTGTTGGAACAGCGCGATGCTGTTAAAACACTTCTTGAAAATGCGCCAACTCTGAGCGATTCAGATGTGGATGTGACCGAAGCGGGTATTCTTGCAGCCCTAGAACTGCGCGAATTATCCAAAAAACTCGACTTAAAACTGAAAGGCTAAAAATGTCTGTTGAAAAAATCCTCGAGAAAGTTGACGCAATCGAAGCGTCTAATCTCGCAAAAATTGAAGAAGCTCAAGCTGCTGCACTTGCAAAAGTGGAAGAAGTGAAAGCGGAAGTTGCTGACAAGTTGACCCGTTTGGAAGCCAAAATTTCCGAAGTCAATTCCAGCGCTGCTTACATCAAACCAGCCAAAACCGTTCGCCAAGATGTGAACAAAAACGTGGCTGAACAACTCTCCAAATTTGTCAAAAAAGGCAAAATGGAAAAAGAGTTGAAACTGTTTGAAGATGACGGTCAATACGCTGCGTACATGAAGGAAAGTTCAGCCTTGACAGGTTCAGGCGCTGGCGTTGGTGGTCGTACTGCTTACGACCCTGTTTTCCACAAACTGCGTTTGGTTAACCCTTTGCGCGGTGTTTCACGCAACGTGACAACTGATGGTTCAACCTATCAATTCCGTGCCAAAACTGGTAACGCTGGCGCTACTTGGGGCTATGCAATTCAGAACAACGGTTCGGCTACCACTGAATCGACCAACATTTGGCAATTGACTTTGCAAGATTTGAACGTGCAATTCCCAATCCGTACTGCGGCTTTGGATGACATTGACGGTTTGGAAGCAAACGTGGTTGACGATATGTTGCTGGAATTCAGCCAAGTTGAAGGTCAGTCTATGATCTCCAACAACGACCAAACCGACACACCCAATACATACGGTGGCACAAACGGTTTGCGCGGTCTGAATCAATACGCTGGCGCTAACGGTACATACACTGGCGGCACAATCTCCACAGCGTCTTTCGGTTCTAGCGGCACAGGCTCTAGCAGCGGTTTGCACAGCTTGGCAACCTATGACCAATTGACCAGCAACGGCGCTGGCGTGGGTACAGCCAACGTGACTTACCAAGACATCATTGAGTTCATCCACTTGCTGCCTCAAGAATACTGGTCTTCAAACACCAAGTTCTTGGTCAGCCCTTTGTTCTTGGCTCAAATTCGCGGTCTAAAAGACAACAACGGCACACCAATCTTTGAACGTATGTCGCCTTTGGTCTATGACGGTATCGTGGGTCAATTGCTTGGCTTTGATGTGGTGGTCAACAAATACGTGGACAGCCCTGACAGCAGCACCAGCACTCCCGGCACAACCAGCTTGTACCCAATGTACTTTGGCGATTGGCAACGTGGTCACACCATCGTTGATCGTTTGAACATGGTTCTGCGCCGCTACGACCAAACCTTGCCCGGCTACATCACCTTTTTCGGTGAAAAACGTCTGGCAACCTCGGTGATGGACCCATACTCCATCATCCGTTATCGCTCAACCGCGACAGCGACCTGATGAGGGAACTGGGGTGGGGATTACCTCACCCCTTTTTTTAATTCACTTGGAAACAACCATGCAGCCCATTCTCAAAGCCATTAAATCCTCGTTAAAAAAACAAGAGCAAGTTACTGTTAATTTGCGCGAAGCCTCGGCGCTTACTGGCTCTGGTTCAGGGGTTGGTGGTCGTGTAATTTATGACGATGTATTTGCGTCTTTACGCTATGCAAACCCGCTGCGGATTGCTGGCTCTCGCGTTGTACCTACCATTGGCTCAGACGAAGCGTTTGTGGTCAAAACAGGTAACGTATCTAACCCAACAAATCCTTGGGGCTATAACTTCACGCCAAACGTGGGTACACCCAACACGGCGACTTCATTTTGGCAATTGCCTGTTCAAACAATTACCGCAACCGTGCCAGTTCGTATTGCTGTTTTAGATGACATTACAAACTTGGGCGACACAATCCTGACAGACGTTGGTTTGGAATTTGGCACTCTTGAAGCCCAATCCATGATGTTCAACAACGACCAAGCTGGCACAACCACAACCGCATACGGCGGCACTTTGGGTTTGCGCGGTTTAAACTCTTATCCAAGCGGGTCAAGCGCTGCGTTTGGTTCAAACGGTTCAGCCATTACCAACGGTTTGCACACAGTTGCAACATTTGCCAGCATCACAGGCAATTCGATTGTTTACAACGATTTGGACAATTTGGTTGCCAAGTTGCCACCTCAATATTATTCATTGCCAACAACTTGTTGGATGATGCACCCATCGACAATCACATACATCCGTGAATTGAAAGACAACAGCAATTTGCCTTTGTTCTTGGATGTAGGTGAAAAAGACGGTGCATTTTTGGGTTCTTTGTTTGGAATTCAAGTTGTTCCAAATCCGTTTATGGATCAAATCGGTTCTGGCAAAACGCCAATCTATTTGGCTGCTTGGGAAAACTTTGTCACCATTGCAGACAATGATGAAATGTCATTCCAATGGTTTGAACAAACTGCTCCCGGATACATGACCCTTTTGGCACAAAAACGTGTCTGCTCAACCATTCGTGACGTTTTCGCTGGTGTTCGTTTGACAACCTGATAGGTACAAAATGCCATTAGACAGTTACACCAATGGACCTTATTTGGGGTCATCACGCAACCCGTTCAGCTATGAAAAAGTTGAGCAGGTTTCGCGTGACTTGACAACCGAATGGCTGACGCTTGACCAAATTACCCAACAGTTAAATTTATTTGGCGATGAAAGCCAAGACGCATATTTAACAGGATTGGAATTGGCAACGCGCCAAGCCATTGAGGACTATTTGGGGATGTCCATATTCCCAATCACTTACAAGGTGTATTACGGGGCATTTAACGGCATGACAGGCACACAGGTGTGTTTGGATTTGCCCGAAGTGACGCAAGGCACAAGCAACACCACAATCAATTCTGTTGGGTTTTGGGATGCTTCAACGCCTCCAGTTTTTCAGACGTTGGATTCAAGCCAATATTGGTACGACCCAACTGGCAACAAAGTGATTTGTACGGGTATACCCGATAACTGCAATCAAGTCATTACCAACCCAATCGTGGTTCAATACACGACTGCGGCTAACCCTTACGCTCAATACCCTGTGATTCAGCAAGCGGGTTTAATGTTGTTGACGCACTTGTACAACAACCGCAGCAACACAACGGCAACGGCATTGAAGGAAATTCCTTATGGCGTGGCGGCTTTGCTCAGACCTTACAAACCGCTGGTGATGTAAATGGGAATCGCACGGTACGAAAACTTCACGGTGCAAAATGTTGCCACTACAACCGATCAGTACGGGCAACAAATCACCTCAATGACCACTTGGTTTCAAACCCGTGGCTTAATTCAAGACGTGCGAAACAGTTTGCAGATTGGCAAAGACAATCGGGTCTATTCGGATTTGGTCAAGTTCATTGTGAACTACACACCAAACACGCAAACGATGGTGGAAAACCAAAGTGGCTATGCAATCGTGTGGCGCGGCAACGAATGGCGCATCACGGATGCAATGGAATCAAATGACCGCATGAACATCACGTTCTTGTGTTATCGCAACGACCCGACTGTGGCTGTATGACAACACAACAAAACGTACTCGACTATGCGACAGCAATTCAATCGCAGTTGTCTGCTGTGGCTAATCCTGTGCCTGTGTACGCAAACTTCAACCGAAATTTTGCATCGCAGCCCAAATTTGTCACTTGGCAATTACGCAATGTTCATCAACCTGTTTATACGGGGCAAGTGCAGTCCATAAAAGGCATTGACACACCGATATTTCAAGCATCGGTGTTTGGGCAACAAATGCAAGACGCTTTTGGCATTGCCAACACAATCATTCAGGCATTACATGGTTACTCGGGACAATTTGGTGGCTCTGGCGGGTTTGATGTTTCTAAAATCGACATCAACTGGCTATACAACACCTATGATGACCAAGTAAAATTGCACCAGATTATTCTGGATTGCAGAATGTACATACCATGCTGACACTACACAATCAACTCTTTTGAAGGAAATGAAAAATGGCTCTCCCAAATAAGGTTTTACCCGGATTTAGTGCAGCACTATGGATGCAAACTGGCGCTACACCAACTGCTTTGACCGTTACTCAATTGTCCACTTGGACTGCTGAAGTTCAAAACATTGTTGGCACTGCTGCTGGCGGTTCAGGCTCTGCTGGCGAAATTGTCCCTGTCGAAGGAATCCCTGCTTTTGGTCAAGACGATGCAAGCGCAAACTTCGGTGTGGCTGGTTCGCGTCAATCGGACATCATCCCAACCCAAAGCAAACCTACTAGCATGACCATCAACGCAGCATGGAATCCTAGCGACCCTGCTTTGTTGTTGATCCGTGGTGATGCTTACAACGGCACAATTGACCGCACCTATGTGATTTCGGTTTACGATGGTGCAAACGTGGTAGCTTACGCTTTCAATGGTCGTGTTGGTGAATTCAAAATCGAAACTGCAACCAATGCAGAAGCGAAATGCACATTCACTATCCACCCTCGCGGCAACCAATACGGTTGGTCAAACAACACATAATCAAACGCCCTTCGGGGCGTTTTTCACATCACATGGAAATCAAAACAAACAATGATCTGCTGAAATACATTACCGAACGCGCCGAAAACGGCGAAAAACAATGGTTTGGAAGATTGCAGCAGCGCACGGCAGGGGTGAATTTAGCGTATGAAATTGCGCGGAATCATGCCGACAAAATGACACCAGAGCAAATCGCGCAATTTGTTGTTGATTTAAACAACCAGATTTTTAAAAAAATCGTGGTCGGGTGACGTATGGCTGGCACAACCATCAGTCTTAAATGGGAAGGTTTCAAAGAGTTTGAAACTTTGCTGGATGAGATTGAATCGGATTTTGGTGAAAAGGACAGCAAAAAGATTTTGCAAAATGCTTGTCGGTCAGCGATGCAACCAGTTTTAACAAGTGCAAAATCTTTGCTAGAAACGCATGGCAACGTGGACACGGGGCAATTGTTGGCATCATTGCGTTTAGAAGCTAGAAAACCCACTTCTAAAGACAAACATTCGGTGTACACCACACCCACCATGATTATGATTTCGCGAGTAACTGTCGCTCCCGGAAACAGGTTTTACCCTGATGATGATTTAGGGCATAAATCAAAGTTGTTCAAAAAAGAATTTAAAAATAAAAAAACGGGCAAAAAAGAGCACATGCACTCTGACGCTCGTGCTTTTGCCATAGAATTTGGTACAGCGAAGTGGGAACAAGGCGAAGGAAAGCCTTTCATCCGACCTGCTCTGGAAAGCAACGCACAAAAAGTTACTGATTCACTTGTTGAATCTTTAAAACAAGCATTGTTGAAATATCGTTCAAAACACATGAAAGTATAAAAAATGACATTACAAAACGCCTTTGGTTCAAACTTTTCAAAAGACGCAATTCGCACACGCTCATTTGATTTTGGTGGACACACTTTCAAAGTCAAAGTGCCGTTGACGCTCGAAACAGAAGCCATGTTCGAGCGCATCAAAAAAATTGACGATGACTTGGCATACAAGTTTTATTCGGACATGGCAAAAGAATTCTTTGACAACAAAGAAAAATACACAACCGACCCTGACATTGAATTCAAAACCGATGACATCATGGTCAAAGGTTATTCATTGCGCGAGACAGCCCGAAACAAAGTGATGACGCAAAACCGCGTGATTGAAATGTTCAAATTGCTTGTACCTGAAAACAAAGATTTTGATATGTCAACGATCAGTTACGCTGACATTGAGGAATTATTCCCGTTCACCGTGCAGCTTGAATTGGTTGAGGAAATCAGCAAAGTCATTTCTCCCAACTACTCGGCGGCGCGGGGAAAGTAACAGGGTCAGTCCGTAGGCAGGTCAAAGCATATTTGCTTGCACACGGCACAGACCCTGCAAATCTTGACGAGGAAACATTCACAGACATAAGCATCATGTATGCCGATGGAATGATTGGAAACCGTGGGATTTTGGAAGTTCTTGGGACACTAACGGCAGGGCAGTTTAACAAAATGTTGCCCAAAGGAGCGTCACCATATACACTAGAAAAAATCATACCAAGAGCGCACGATTACTTGTACCCACCATTGGATGAGAAAACCAAAAAAGAACGAGTTTCTCAGTCTTTGTTGGCATTTGCAATGATGAGTCCAAATGCGCCGACACAGTTTTTCAAAGGTAAATAATGGCACAAATCATTGCTGGCTTAGGCGCTCAACTAGGACTTGATACCACCGAGTTCAAGAAAGGCATTGGCGAAGCCAAAAAATCTCTTACTGAATTGTCAGAATATTTGCCAGAAGCATTGTCGGCTGCGGCATTTATCGAAGCAACCAAAGCGGCAATGGAGTATGCCAATCAGGTTGTTGAAACTGCAAAAGCCAATGATATTTCAACGGCATCAGTTCTTGAATTGACAAAAGCCTTAAATGAAAACGGTGGAAGTGCGGAAGATGCCAGCAAACTTTACTCAGGGTTTTCAGTAAAAATTGAAGCTGCTGCACAAGGCAATGCCAAAGCGCAAGAATCATTTGCACGGCTTGGCGTGACTTTGAAAGATTTGCAAACAATGTCAGAGCAAGATTTGTTTGACAAAACGGTCAAAGGTCTTGCCAACATGAAAGATTCAGCCGAGCGTAATGGTTTGGCATTTCAAACGCTTGGCAAAGCAATTAGAGGCGTTGATTTAATTGGGCTTGCTAATACATTAAAAGAATCTAAAGGGTCAATGGATAAATACGCAAACGCAATTGAACAAGCCCATGCGTTGAGCGAAAAATTAAATGAAACAACTCGCACCATGAAAATGGAATTTGCCGATGCGTTTTTGCCAACCATGAATGCTTTGTACGACAGTTTTGTAAAAACTGGCAATGCAATTGAAAAAATGTTTGGTTATTTGAAAAAGGGAACTGAAATTGTTGGTGTTTTCATTGCAGCCATTGTTACTGCGGTTGAACACATCATCACAATTGTTGAATCAACTGCAAAAATGTTTTGGCATTTGACAACAGGTTTTGACAGTCTTAGCGACAAGTGGGAACAGGTAAAAAAAGATTTTTCTGATGGTGTTGCCGATTGGAAAGATGACGCTGCAAGTTATGCTGAATCTGTGCAAAAAATTATCAAAGCCAACGAAGATGTAACTGCACCCAAAAAAAATCAAGACATAAACAGACCAATCATTGACGCATTGCAAAAACAAAAAACTAAAGCGGAAGAAATTTCAAAAGTTTACGAAGCGCAAGCACAAGCAAATTATTTGACATTGACCGCACAACTTGCGGTAACAAACGCAACAAAAAATCAAAAAGAATTAGAAGATGCTTTGTTAAAAGTTGTGTTGGAAAAAAATAAAGTTGACGAGGAAATTCGCAAACAAGAAGATGAAGCAAGAGCCAGCGGCAAAAAAAATGCTCAAGAAATTATTGATGAGTTAGAAAAGCAACGGGTAAAAGTTGAACAAGTTTACGATGACATGATTGTCAAAACAAAAGACGCTGTGATTGCTAACCAACAATTGCGTGAAAGTTTTGGTTTTGGTTGGAATGAAGCATTTAACCAATACAAAGAAAACGCAATGACTGCTGCTGATTTTGGGCGACAAGCATTTACATCTATGACAAGTTCAATGACCAACGCATTGAATACGTTTGTAACAACTGGCAAGCTGAATTTTAAAAGCCTTATTACAAGCATGATTCAGGATATGCTGAAAGCGCAATTGCAAATGCAAGCTAGCAGTTTGTTTTCCAAAGCTGGAAGCGCACTTGGCATTGGCAGTTTGTTTAGCGGTGGAGGAGGTGGTAGCGGTTCAGTGGCTAACCTTGGCACAGCTACTGGCAGCGACATGATGCAAGCGTTTGCAGATGGTGGAGACCCTCCAGTTGGTCAAGCATCGTTGGTTGGCGAAGCAGGTCCTGAATTGTTTATTCCAAAAAGCGCAGGAACAATTATTCCGAACAACGCACTTGGAAATCTTGGTGGTGGTGGACAATCCATTTCATACAATGGCCCATACATTGCATCAATGCAAGCAATCGACACACAATCAGCAACGCAATTCTTAGCAAGAAACAAAACAGCGGTTTGGGCGGCTAATCAATCGGCGCAACGATCGTTGCCACAAAGTAGGTAAGACATGGCAAATTTAAACACAATCCTTGCTATTGCGGAAACGGTACACATCACTGACCAACGATTTGTTGGACAAGTGATTTCACGCAATCAAAGAATTTCAACATCGGAATTGTTAACCATTGTCCCTTTTCAATTTGAGTTCAAACCTAACAATTATTTGTTGTACAGCCAAAATCGTGGCTTGCTTGCAAATTTGCGTTACTACGACAAATCATTAACTCAATATTTAAATTTTGGAACAACGGGCTGGACAAATTACATCAATTACATGGGAGACATGACACCTTTGCAACTTGCAGCGTGTCAATGGCAAACTAGCAGTACTGCGAAAAACATGGTACTAGGAAATCTGCCATCAATTGCAGCAAACGCATACATTGTTCGTGCTGGTGATTTTTGTCAAGTTGATTTATACACTTACATTGCAACGCAAGATGTACAACGTGGGTCTAGTTCAACAGTAACAATTCCTGTACATCGAAATTTAATTAATGGACCTCTTGCGTCTGCAACCAATGCTGTCATTGGACAATACGGAACAACGGTTTCTATGGGCGGGAACACTTACACAGGTGTGACATTTCCTGTTATTTTGCAACAATACCCTAGCTACACACTTGTGCCGATGACCAATGATAGTTTTATATCTTGGGCATCAACATTTAAAGCATTTGAGGCTGTGTTATGACCGACATCCCACCATTAGACAATACAAACAATATTCGTTTTGCGGATTTTGTTCGTGTAGTAACACCAACTGGCACATATCGATTTGCCACAACAGCTTCTGCAATCACCGTGTTGGCGGTAGATTCGTCACCTTTTGACGGTTTGGGTTCATTGGTCAATGTTGGAGACATTCAACGTGACATCAAAAGCACAGCTAATCAAACCGCTGTCACATTGGTTGGTATTGATACATCGTTGTTGTCATGGGTTTTGTCGCAAAACGTCAAAGGTTCGCAAATTACGATGTGGAAAGGTTTTTTTGATACTTCAGGAAACCTAATCACAACAGGCGGTTCAGGTGGTTTGTATCAATACTTTTACGGCTTTATTAGCACGTTTCAAATTAGCGAACAATGGATGGAAGAAGCCCGTGCTTATGTTGGCACAATTTCCATCAATGCTTCAAACATACAAATGATTTTGCAAAACAGAACTGCTGGCAGATTCACCAATGATTCAAGCTGGCAATTTTTCAATGCAGGTGATACATCAATGAATCGAGTCGGTGCAATTTCAACTTTGTATTTTCCATTTGGAAAACAATAATGATACGTTTGGCAAACAAATTTGATAAAGAAAAGATCAAAGAATTTTTGGTGGGTTTTCACGAGCAAACCAAATACAGTTTGTCAATGCGTAAAGATAAATGGGATTTCACATTCATTGACCAGCAATTAGACAGAATTTTTGCTGGTGCAGGTTTTGTTTTGATTGCCGAAGATGGATTTTTGTGTGCTGTACGATCACCATGTTTTTGGATTCCAAATTTATGGACTTTACAAGAAACAATGTGGTTTGCTAAATCAAAAAAAACAAATGTAAAGTTGATAAAAAAATACATTGAAATTGGGAATGAAATGAAACAAAATCAACAAATTGAAGAATTTTATATTTCCAATTTTTCCGATGCCGATTTGTCTAAATTTGGCGCAAAAAAAATCTGTAATGATTGGGTTATGTAATGGCTGCTGTTATTGTCCCGTATTTAGTTGAAGCTGGAATGTCTGCGCTTGCCGCAGAGGTAACAGCATTTGCCGTGACATTGTTGGCATCTGCCGTTGTAGCAAAATTACTTTTGCCAACGCCTCCACAACAAGCGCAACAATTGATTACAGGTACAAATTTACAAGTTGCACCAGATACAAACAACAAATTGCCTGTTGTTTATGGAGATTGTTACATTGGAGGTGCTGTTACTGATGTGAGCATCACATCTAACAACCAACAATTGTTTTATGTTTTATCGCTTTGTGAAGTTACAGGCAATCAAACAAATCCAGACAACATTCAATTTGGCAAAGTATTTTATGGTGGCAAACTTTGCATATTTGATTCAGTAAATCCATACATTGTTACTGGTTTGCAAGATGTATCAACTGGAACAATTGACACATCAATCAATGGATATATCAACATCTATTTGTACAATAACGGTTCAAATAATCCAGTGAATTCAACAAAAACCGCTATTCAGATTATGCAATCAAGCGGGTTGACATACACATGGGACACTAGCAAAACAATGACCAATGCGGTTCTTGCAATTGTGCAATTAACGTATAACGCTAATGCTGGTGTGACTTCAATTCAGCAAACGCAATTTGAAATCAAAAATCCAAGGAACAGCGCAGGAGATGTTTTTTACGATTACTTGACCAACACAACGTATGGCGCAGCAATTCCAGCGGCACAAATTGACACAACAAGTTTGACTGCGTTAAACACCTATTGCAATCAAACCATCACTTACACAACTTATAGCGGCGGTACAGCGACACAGCCAAGATTTAAATTTAATGGACCTATTGATACCACCAATACAGTTTTGCAAAATTTGCAAGACATGACAAACTGCTGTGATTGTTTGTTGAAATACAACGAAATTTTTGGTATTTGGTCAATCATTGTTCAAACGCCAACGTATAACATTGTTATGGACATCAACGATTCCAACATGGTTTCGTCTTTGTCTATTACGTCAATGGACATTTCAAACACATACAACATTGCAGAATGTCAATTTCCAGATTTGACTTTAAACAGCGCATTTAACACCAGCGTAGTTGATCTTCATGTTGTTGACCCATCGTTGTTGTATCCCAATGAGCCTGTAAACAAACAAACGATTAAATTGCCTTTGGTCAACAATAACGTGCAAGCGCAAATGCTTGCTAATCGGTTTTTGAAAGCTGCACGTCTTGATTTGCAAGTTGCTTGCTCGGTTAATTACATTGGTTTGGAATTAGAAGCTGGCGACATTGTTACTGTTACCAATGCAATTTATGGTTGGACTGCCAAACCTTTTCGCATTATCAAAACTGTGCAAAAAATTGCCGCTGATGGTGCAATCACTGTTGATTTGACTTTGCAAAATTACAATGCAACCGTTTTTAACGATGCTTCAATCACGCAATTTACACCTTCACCCAATACAGGATTGCCTAACCCAAATATTTTTGGAACGATACCTGCTCCAACAATTTCAAACATTTCTCCAATTGCAGCGATTCCAACTTTTAATGTCAATTTGACAACAAGCACACAAGGGATTGTGCAATATGTTGAAGTTTGGTATTCGGCGTTTTCATCTCCATTGCCCACACAGCGCATTTTTGCTGGAACAAGTGCCGTTCAATCTGATGGCAACCCTTACGGCAACAACGTGGCTTTACCTGCTGTTATTTTGTCTGGCATACCCGCTGGTAATTGGTATTTCTTTTCAAGAATGGTCAACAGTTTGACAACATCGTCATTTAGTCCTGCAAGCGCAGTTTTAAATTGGCGACCATTAACCTTTCAATTTGCAGAGCGTTATTTAAGCGTTGCGTATGCCACAAGTAGCACAGGTGCAGGATTTACAAGCAATCCTCGTGGTGCAACATATTTTGGATTGGCAAACAGTAACATTGCGTCTTTTGACCCAACACAATCTGATTATCTTTGGTATCCAGCAAACCCTGTTTTTGGCACAAGCAACTATTTGTTGTTCAACAACCGTGGCAACAATTTGGTAAGTTTTGCAACGGGTGCTGCTGCACAAGCCAGCGGGTCGGCTCAATTTGTGCCTACTAACACAGCCATTTATGACCCATCAACTTGGCAAGCATTGCAAGACGGTTTCAACATCATTGATTTAAATTATCGATCTGGTCAACTTATCCAAACAGGCACAACAACTGTGGGTACGGGTGAAATTGCAATTTCCAACAATCCACAAGGACAAGTGGTTGCATCTTTAGCGCAATTGCTAACCTTTCCCGGAGGTGCTTACACGAAGACATCTTCAGTTGCTCAATTGACAATTGACATCTATGGTCGTGTTGTTGGGTTTGCCGCGCCTGATTCGTTTTATTACACAATGACAGCTTTCAATGCGTCAAGCGGTCAAACTGTGTTTAGTGTTACTCGCGGCTCTGAATATGTCACAGGCAATTGTTGGGTAATGCGTAATGGTTTGTTGCTTGATACATCAAACTATACCGATGGGGCAAGTTCGGTTACTTTAGCAACAGGTGTTGTTGCGGGTGACATTGTGACAATAATTTCTTTTGCTTCGGTTAATTCGTCAAGTGCTACATACAATTCATTCATAAGAAACACCGTTTCTCTTTTAAATCAATCATCTTATACAGCATCAGGGTTTACGCTGAACAGCGGCAATGAATTGTTGTTTTTGAATGGCACAGTAATTAACGCACAGGATTACAACATTTCTGGTCAAACAATCACTTTTGTCAATTCTGTCAGTGGTGATTTACAAGTTATTCAATGGACAAACAACAACCTTGGAGTACCTAACGGTACGCCTGTGAACGTAGATGCTTACACAATCACAGGTCAATCAATTTATTCGTTTACGTTTGACCCAAACGCTTTCAACCTTTGGGATAATGGCGTATTATTGCTGGAAACCGTGGATTATTCGGTATCAA